AACACCTCAAGTAGATGTCAGACTTGATGGCCACATCCGGACCACCGACACCAGTTTTTGCGCTCGTGATGGCTTCTGACCACCCATACAGAGCATCAAACACCTTTCGATCTGTGCCCTCAATGAATGTCATCGCCCAGACATGGGACATCACAAGTTTGCCGGGGAACTTGATGCCAGGAGTACCCTTAAACGGAATCAGAATCTCTCCATGACTACGACCCGGAATGATCGTAGTTTGACACCGCAAATCCATGACATTGCTATCCCCACCACCCACAGGATTAGTGAATAACATTTCCCACAAATACGTCTTCGCAGGATTTGTCAGGTTATTTCTCAAAATGTCCGCACTCATATCAGCCATGATACTTCTCCTCCTTTAGCTCAACCACTATCAATAGATCGCTCCGCGATCAACCAATTCCTCAAATGTAGCCCCAGTATTCGTAATAATTGTTTGGAGACGAATAAATTCTGCAGCTCTCACTGGCTTCACGAACACATCAACTCGCAGTTCATTGTTATCAATGACGGCTGCAGTATTATTCGTTGCACTACAAAGGACATGATATCCACCATCTCCAGTTTCAGTCTGAAATGCCCCCTGCGAAGACAGCTGCTCCAAATACTCATCCAACAGGGCTGTAACTCGAAATCGAGTCGTCTCGTTATTTGGATCGAACACAAAACTTCTCAAAGACACAGCCATGGACTTCTCAATGATGATCAACATCCGACGCACATTGATGCTACTCAGTGCTGAGAACTTGCTCTGAAGAGTCTTCTGCCCCCAGATGGCAGTCCCCTCACCACGGAACATCTGAATCGGATTGATCTGTGCCGCATACAATACATCCCGTTCACCCTCAGAGAAAATATAAGATGGTGTAATCACATCCAACCGCCCACGACGGAACCCAGCAGGCGCATACCATGAGTAAGCCACATAATCATTGTATGCCATCTGCGCCGCAGCTTGTCCAGACGGTGGAACATAGATCTGTATATCATTGTACTGATCATGAATCTGAAGCCATGCCGCATACATCGCCGCATAGTTCGAATTCGCATTCAATGTAGTAGATCTGTATGTCACCATGTCTGTCACTGACTGAACAGATGCCCAAGGTATATCCAGCAGTGCAATACAATCCGCTCTTGCCTCAGCCACTGCAATCATTTTGTTCTGCACAGCCACCGCAGTCTCACCACCATTGATCAGAATACGGACATCTAAATCATCTGGATTGATGAACTCATCCCATCCACTCACCATGTCACTTGAACTGATATCACTACCATCTGATCCCTGTGCTAGAGCCAAAACAGTCGCCTGTTCCTTAGGAAGAACAGTATCAGCAAGAGTCGTACTATCCAAAACACGGATGTACTTACTAATCCCATTAACCCTATCTTCCATATACAACTGTTTCCCGAGCCCATCGACCTTTGTCTTTCGAGAAACCTTGAACAACTCTACCTGTTCATCCTCACCATCTGCATTGGTGTAATAGACCACGATCTCAAAAGTGTACTGATCGGTGGCAACCGAATCTGCACCTGTCTTCACATTCTGAACTTTGACCTTGATCTTGTTATCCCACACACCAGGATCAGTTCCAACAATTTGAAACAAGACGTCATCCGAAAAACCAGAAATCACACCAAATGTGGCACTTGCCTTTCCAGAAGATATGGCTGCATTGACCTCTGCTGATGTGGTAGCCATGATGTTCACACCACCATACAACGCACCATTTGTAACTCTCAAACAGTAGAGTTTATTCCCCTGTGCCAGATATGCCAAAGCAGCATAATGGAAATAATGCCCAGAACTTGGATCAGGATAACCATAATTCTCAAGGAACTGCTGATTATTTGTGACCAGTAATAGCTCGTCTGTACTACCCTTTGCAGAGTAGCCCACCAAAGCTGCTGATGAGCTTGCAATGGCAGGAACAATATCAGACAAATCCTTTTCTGTCGAATAAACACCCGCCGACATATATATAGACATTCTGTATCTCCTTTATCTTTTATGAACAATATCAATTGACTCTCTGATATGCTCATTTCCCTTTTTCACATCCTCATCATTCAGAAATACAACACTATATCCCTGATCCTCACACTGCTCTTTTCGTTCTTTTACGTACTGTTCCACAGAACCATATGTCCGCTCCTTCCAGTAATCACAGAAAACCTCAATCACAACACGACTCCCATCCGTATCTCTGAAATCTGGATTGATATGCTTCCCATGACTCGTAATCCAAAACTTCCCATCACCCACATACTCAAACGGAAGAGCATACTTTTCAATCACATCTATCACCACTCTTTCATAAGATGTTGGACGATTATACATCAAAGCCTGCAAAGCTTTCTCTGTTGCATTTCGTCGCACCTCTGGATCACACATTCCATGTGTCCCATCTGCAAACTGCCTACGAATCTCATTTCCAATTTTTTCTTTGTGCTCCCGTGTTAATGTTTTCCCATAACACGAGTTATTCTCGCCAACACATTCACCGCGCTTTGCTTTACAAACGCCACACTGGCAATCTTCCTTATGATTCAACCCACCAGTCTTCACATATGTTTTCTTCAATGTCTGACTCTTCCTGGACTGAATATCCTTATTCCGATGAATCCTATCCCTCAATGCCTCTCGCATCTCTTCTGCCTTCTCTACACCATGAATCTCTTCCCATGTCTTTCCTTTAGTCGCACCAGATGTCCCTCTATTCTTCTTCCCTACTGCTATTGCATGTGCTTTTCTTCGCTTTACAGCTTCAGGATCATTGTATATGCCCTTTGGCATTATCTTAGTTCCTTCCTGAGCTTCACACTGACAATGAACTTTTCAGTATAATGCTTGCCACTGACACCGATGTAATCCCGATGAAATTCCACCTTGGTCACACTTTTCTTATCCACTGACCACCGACCAAACATCTTATTCACACCGACATCTCCCAACCTCCCATCCATTTGCTGATTTGAAACCTTGCGCTTTCCCCAAAAATTCTCTGGGTCCTTATGCTGTATCGTCACCTTTCCCCACCGCCCAATCCTAGCCAACCAACCGGGGATAGTAACGTCAAAACTGCATGGGAGAATCTCTGGCTCTGCCAACTCATTCCTGAGCTTATCCACCTCTGAAGGAGACAAAATCTCATTCAAAGTGTTACCCATTGTCATCTCTAAGATATCCATTAGCTTTCTCTTTCCTCAACAGTTCCATCCACTGTGGCGTCAACAAGGGACTCATCCAGATAGAGAAGTGTCTGGTCCACACTCTCATCATACACGGCACCAGTACTCGACAACGTATACATCTCATCATTGGAAGTGGAGCCCACGATTCGCAATTTATCACCCACCACAAAATCAGACTCACGATCATTGCCAACCGACACCGTATTCTCAATAAGATCCACAGCAACTATCCCATAGATATTGCTCCGATCCATGCGCAATTCCGCCTCTAACTCCACATCCTGAGAAGAGTCAGCTACCACAATGGTAGTATAATCTGTGACTGAGTCTTTGTCATACACTGTCAATCTGATCTTATTGATCAAAATAGCCGACCCATCACCCGCCGTCAACAACCATGCATCGATAGCAATGGGCATTCTCCACACAAAGTATTTCCCTGTGGAATAGATCTGCTCAATATCCGACTCATCCACTGCCTCAGAAAAATGAAACTCAGGATCTAAAGTGTACAGGTCATTGTAGGTCACCTCGATCTTCGGATTAGTATGCTGCCATGATGTATACTGCTCAACGGCCTGATAAATCAAATCCAAATCCTGACTCCAGAACCAAACACCATACGACAGATCCATCGGACTCGCCGTTACGTTGATCACATCATCACCAGATCGAATGTCAAATCCCCTTCGTGCCACTGAACTGCGCTGCCGCGCCCAACTGTATGCAGTTCCCATTCTCCACACATTAGCAAAAGGCACATCCAAGAAGTCTCTACCACGCTTCTCCGACATTTCCCGCAGCGCCAATCCTTTAGGACAAAGGCTCAATGACACATTGATCCGATCCACATCCGTATCGGCCAAAGCATCCCACCCAAAAGTGGACTTGAATCGATCAAACACCAAAGATCTGACCGCAATGTCATAGCCTTGCAAGAAACTAACCATTTATCTGCCCCAAAATCTGCACGAAACAATTCATTACCAATCCCTCAAAAGACATCTCCATGTCTTCCATGTGACGCTGAAACCATGCCTCCGCATATCCCTCTGGCCCAACTGGATGCCCAGCTCTTCTATCCGCCAAGTAATACTTATGCATCTTAGTAGCCGCCAACAATGCGCCTACCCACACATGCTTTCTGCGCTCAATCGCAAAATCGAATGTGACCCTTATGCTCATTAACTTCTCCCAAATCATGAGTGGATGTGACTCTTTCCTTGATCTCATCGAAATTATCTACATCCACATTCTTCATTGTATCGCCCGGTGCCAAGTGTGTGACATAATCACCATGCCTTACCGGAACCGACTCCCCACTCGAATTCTTCAACTGTGTCAGCCTCATACCTGTTTCCTCCTAGGAGCCGCAGAGTATGCCTTCAATACCATAGCATCATGCATTCCTCGGACTCCAATGTTTACAATCTCAAATTCCTCAGCCTTCATGGTATCATCCAAAACATACTGAGCATCCAATGTGAAGTAGCTGTGTTGAACAATGTCCACATCCACAACCACATCACTCTGATTTGTCGCCGTATGTCCCATCCACACTAATATAGGAAGGGACTCCTCTACGAACAACCCAAATTTCTTCAAACGATACGTGCTGGGATTCCATTCAATCCAAATATTCGCAGAGTACGAAGTGTACACATAATCAGATGGAGTAGAAAAAATGTCCTTTTTCTCAGCAGCCGCATAGCTGACCTCAGTTGGGATATACAGTGTACATGGAATACCTATAGTCAACATCACAACATCCAAATGCTGACGAAGAACATCGACTGTACGTTGTGGTATTTGCCTACTCGGCATCTTCATCCCTTGCAATCAATTTCACAATAATCTTTGGACCATCTGTAGAAATGAGTTCGTAATTCAAATTTCCGTCATGGTCCTCTAAGGTCTCTGTGTGCCAGTAACGACCCTCCAGGGATCGAAGCATGGGATTGATAATTTCATCCTCCATAGCCTCTTCATCCATTGCGGGTTTGCTATCTGCTGCCATCTCAAACAAATTCTCAAATTCCATCAATTCACCCCCATGATGTCTTTGATCACATCCACATCATCATCTGTGATTTCTCCATCATCATCAGATGCAACATCCTCCAAATCACCAATGATCTTGAGATAACGATACCTGTCCATAAACTTGAACAAGGCATTCCCATCATCCCACTCCTTGCTCAACTCCGCATCCTTCATGGCCTGATCCGGTGTGGTTCTCACAACACGCTTTCGAACATCAACCATCTCTTTACGTTCCGCATAGAGCTTCTCAATGTCCTGCTCAATCTCCTCCAACTCCGCCTTCAATTTCCCCAGGAGCTTATCCTTCTGCTCCTCTGGAAGATTCCCAACAGCCTTAGAGATTGTCTCATAATCAATCACATCGCGCTTCAGCTCACCCATCAGTATATCAGCATCACCGGCCAGCTCTCTCAGCTCATCAAAGATATGAGAGAAATCATCATACGGATCGTAATCAGAGGACACCAACTTCGGCCCCTTGACCCACTCTTCAGTCACCAAATTATAGACGCCATCTGATGCCATGTCCTGCTTCTCGTTGAATTGCATGTAGACCTCAATGGGATGATCTCCCACGAAGGCACTATATTCATCCCTATGAGCCTCAAACCACTTCTTGATTTCTACCTGACGCTCCTCATTCCCATAGATCTCATCGTCTTGGTCTACAACCACATGCACATCAATGTCTGCACTATCCGAAAACTGATTGGTACACATGGAGCCCACGATATGTATAACAGAATCCCCATCCTCTTCCTTGACCAGTCCCATGATATCACGATCAGGGTACTTATCTAGAAAAGCAAGAATCTGTTCCTTGACCTCTGGGCGAAGCGCATATGAATCCCCTTCTGACTCCCACACCTGTGGATCAAGACCATCCCTAGGGAAGTCAATTGAAGATTCTACCATTCGAATGAAGTCACCAAACATTAAGCACCCAATCTCGTATTCAACTGCCCATCATTTTCCACTTGCACCCCACTCTTGTTGTGATAAACATGCTTTCCCACATCCTTTGGCAAAACCTTACCAAATGATTTATACATAGGAAGGTTCTTGCCCACATCGGATTGCTTAATTGTATAAATCAACTTGTTTCCCTCAATTACACATGCCTCAGACATTCCTTCCAACTCCTTTGCCATCCGCTCCATCTCTTTTGCATGTGCCTCTGCCTTCTCAGCCATCTTAGCCTTCATTGCAGCCTTGCGAGTCTCAGCTGCATGATCCTCTTCAGCAACCTCAGCTCCAACAGCCTCCTCCAGCGATGACAGTGCCTTGGGAACCACAATATGACGAAGATAGGCTTGACGTACATCCCCTAGCTCATTTGATGGATCAACAAAATCCTCCAATGCACTCAAAGCATCGATCATAACCTCTTCATCGGGCCACTCATTGGAGATGCTACCATTCCCAATAGCCACACGAACAGCATTCTGCTCACGCTGATCAATTCCCTCGATCTCACCCACCAACTCCAATACACCCTCATTAACAGGAATTATGGACAGAACATCAGCAGAGCCACAGTATAGACATATACGCTCATTATTGCGAAATGTTCGGGAACATTCGTTACAAAGATGCAAAGGATGTGCAGCATTCTCCTTGACCTTGGATTCCTTAGTCTTATGCTTCTTTCCCTTGGGCTCCAAAGACTTCTGCTCCAATTCCGAGTCTGGAACCTCTTTCGCCACATCCTCAGTCTTACTCTTGACCTTCTCCAAATCATCATCGCGGTAATCTTCCATGTTGTAATCTTCCGCCTCAATGTTCGGGTCATCCTGAGTGCGCATAGTCTGAGGGGCCTCATCCGTCCCATCCATAGACTCACGGATAGCTTTCATATTCTCAAACAGATCACCCAAATCAGTCTTAGTAGGTTTGTACATCTTACTTGTCCTCCTTATCATCCTTAGTCAAATCCAGAAGAGTGACTTTCTTTCTGTCAATATCAGTCCACTTCCCCTGGCCCTTGCCCTCCCAATCAATCAGATCTTTCACCCTATCTGTGGTAAACGATCCCCTTGTCCATGATGCCACCACAATACGACGATCCTTGAACATTGGCTTCACATCAATAGGCAGATTTGTAAATCGAAAATTGAACAGATTCTGAATGATCCTCGGAACTGTGTCACCCTTCAGCACACAATCTAGGATAGTAAGTGCATGCTTATCCTTAGGCATAATCTGCTTACCCTTGTCACATCCCCGATTCAGCAATTCAGCATACTCGGTCCCGGCATTATCCTCGACGTAATCACCCAACACTCTTAGAAGGCGCTTATAGACACTAACATCACGAGCTTCTCGTATTTGCTTCACATTCATATCTTATTCTCCAATGCACTTCCATGTTTTTCCTGTACTTATCCTTGAAACCTGTGCCTGTTTAATCCTATACATTTCGGCTATCTTCCGCTGAGAATAAAGACCACTTGTTAGTAAATCCCTGATCTCCATCACATCTTGCTCTGTCAACCTAGAACGTCCATTTCTCTCACCAAGAGTATCCGTGCCATGCACCTTACGATCTCCCTGATTTTCAACAGGTGTTCCCCAACAAAGATTACTCCTATGATTGTGCTTCTTATCGCCATCCAAATGACGACACTCCATTCCTTCTGGACAAAAACCCACAAATGCTTCAAGGACAAGACGATGAACAAATCTTCTATTATACTGCCTTCCCTCACGATACAAACCACATTTCACATAGCCAGATTCATCTGATGACTGCTTGAGAAACTTTCCATGAAGATTACCATTAGTACCTTTAGGGTCAGACCACACCCGCCCATCCTCATAGATCCAGTAGCCTGAGAATTCATCTATCTCTCTTCTTTCCACTATTCAATCTCCTGGTCAATAGAATCTATGATGGCGTATTCCAGCTTCTGTAGAGTGTCAGGGGTGAAACGTTCACCATTCGGATAAACCACGTTCTCCACTCTCTTGATACCATTGCCCGCCAAAGCCTCCCACCTATCCAGAACATCCTCATTGTCCACATAAATCGTCTCTGAGATAGTATAAAGTGGGTCTAGTGCTGCCTCAAACACCATCTCAACATTCTCGTGATTGCTACGAATCCTTGTGCCATACAGGTAATCATTCTCCTTGAATCCGTCAAAAGAACTCAGAGGCTCTCGCTCTCCCATGGCATCAATAACCATCTCCAGATATCCACGATCATTCCCGTAGTTCTGCAGGATAGTCCCAGCCAAGCTTTGAACTCCCCTGATCTTGTTCTCTATGGCCACCAGTGGTGCGTCATGGCTAAGATACTTGTCAACACCAAAACGACTTGCCCACAACTTCGCGTCCGTCTCTACCAGATGGAAAGGATCTCCCTCAAACAAACGAATGAGTGCAGGCTTTAGATCCTGACGAAGCTTGGTCATATCATCTTCCACTGCCTCATGGAACTGTGCCGCCAAGGACTTCTTCTTAGTCTTTCCCCTAACAATGTCCCCCATTTCCTTTGGAGAATTTAGAGGAAATGTCTGTCCCCTATCAGCCAACACCAGAGATGTGTTATCAGATCTCTCTAACACAACCACATCAGTATTATGCAACTCTGCCAAACCCCTCAATGCTATAATCTGATCCACTGTGGGTGTTCTCGTGAACTCCAAAGCCATCTCTTTTCCTGGATCAGAACTAACTCGCATAGCACCTGTCTTCAGCAGTTCATCATACCAGCCTGAAAGAGCACCTTCCAGATGTCCCTGCCTAACCCAAAGAAGAGTACCATCATTAAGAAGCCAGAATTTCACAAAAGGCTCATCAAGCATATCTGCCTCTTCCATCATGTCCTCAGGCTCAGCAGGACCCAATTCCTTTAATGCATCTTGCTGAACTACAGGAAGATCATAATCATCTGCATCCACTGCCTCATGGAACTGTGCCGCCAAGGACTTCTTCTTCACTTTCCCCTTAAGTATGGCAGACAACTCTTGGGATGAGAAAATAGGAATGTCTTCACGTTCCTGCTCCAACCACACATGATCAATATCATGCATTTTAGCCAACTTCTGCAAAGACACTATCTGTTGAGATGTTGGCCTCTCAGTATAGTCCAAACAAAGTGTCTGATCATCTCCATCTGCACCCACACACACACGAATCAATCCAAATTTCTTAGCTTTATCATGATATACATTAGGAGCAGACAGTTTTTTTGTTGCTGCATCCAGAACATCCCAATGAGCCGCAGGAGCCCAATACATCTTCCCATCTGGAGCCACCCACAACTTCACAAATTCTTCACTCTCCCAATCAGCCTTCTGGAACAGTTGCTTCTTTGTGGCTGGCTCAAGAGTACTCAATGCTCTGAGGAACTCCTCCTTGGTAGGCTCATTCGCACCCTCATCCACTGACTCATTAGCCAAATGGTTAAGTGTCGATTGACCACCCTGAACAAACCAAGATGATAAATCACTTCTCTGATGAACCACATGAAGTGCCTTATCAATTGCCACCAATAATGCTTCAGGATCTGTTATCCCAAGAATATCCAATGCAATATCCTTTAATGGATCAAGCCCATAATCACTAAGTCTCCATGCCCCATCATCATCGACAGCATAGTCTTCAAAGCCCTCCAAGTCTCCCTCTTCAATGCCTGTCTGATCTAGGAGGACCTCAAATTCAGCACTAGTACCATGTCCCATCAAAATAGTATTAGTATGAATTTTCGCTGTGTTCTTGACAATTAGATCTGCAATATTTCGCAATCCCCTCTCATCCCGAATAATGCCACTTGAAGCTCGATCTTTCCATATCTTTTTAAGCCTAGAGGCACTCACAACATTCCAACTCTGCGTCACATCCCCATGTCCACGATTGTCCATCCATTCCCTGACAATCTCCTCATCCACATCATCTTGGATGTCTAAGTATGCTCTAATAGCATCCTCTTCTCCCTCTTCCACAGGACGATCTTTCTTCTTCTTTTTCTTCTTTCCAGGCTTCACTACGCCCAGCTGAGAAGGAAGGTACGCCACGTTATCCTCCGTGGTGGCACCCTCTGATCCTGTGGCCGATACACCAGATCCAGCACCAGCCGCAGCCACAGCTTCTTCCTCTATTCGATTAAGTAGGTCTTCGTAACCCATCAGTCACTCCTATGTAGTCCAGATCCTTCGACCCTTTTTGTCGTCATCCTCTTCAGGCTTATCTTCCTCTGGCTCAGGCTCCTCAGCATCATCAGGAAGATCTTCATCCTCCTCGGGCCTCTTGGGCTCCTGCTTAGGCTCAGCCGGGCGCTTAACTTCCTTACGAGGCTCCTCCTCACGCTCTGGCTCTTCTTCCTTACGAGGCTCCTCCTCACGTTCAGGCTCTTCCTTACGAGGCTCCTCCTCACGCTCTGGCTCCCTTTCGGGCTCCTTCCTAAGCTCCTCAGCCTCTGGCTCCTTCTCGGCCTTAGCGGGCCTCACAGACTTCCGTGCGGGCTCCTCCGTAGGAACCTTTCTCTTTCTCAATTCCTCTCCAGCAGCCTTGAACTTCTCAGCCTCTGCGCTAGCACCCTTCTCCACCTCACCAATCAGTTCCGGATAGAAGTCGTTCAACCATTTTGCTACCGTGTCCGCATAGAACGGCAGTGCTTTGAACAGGTTCTGAAGGTGCTTACAATTGTGAACTGCAATCCCGTTTACAATATATGAATGATCATCATCACCCACTTCAAGATTATAAACCGCACGGCGGGCATTTAACTGCCTCATCTCCCTAACCACATGAAACATGCCACCCTGCCCATACAAATAATCTCTACTTCTGCTTTTAGATCTCATTGGGAGCACCTTACACTTCCCAAAATCCATCAACACCTGAACCATACACTCTGGGGCATCATAAAGCATGAACTCTACAAAATATCGCATACCCTCAAACCCATTCTGACATGAGCTTTTATAAGAATTCAATGAAGCTCGAATTCCCAATGATGTCACAATAGAATGCATCTGCTGTGCTATTCTTTCACTTGCAGACACATAAATCATCCTCCCACGATCCACATGCCCGTCACCAAGACAAGCGCCCAATACAAATTGAATCTTTGCATCCCTATTCATGGATAAAATATGATGTGACAATGCCTTTGTTTTGCTACCAACACCAACCCACCCCAAAAATGGAATCACAACATCCTTCCCAAACACCGACACAGACAAATATGAATCTTTACCATACATTTGTCTTACCTTGACGGATGGGGTTTTTTGAAAACAAACCTGACATAAACGTTCAATATCCGTTCCAAGTGTTTCTTTCTCATCCACATTCAATGCAAAATTCACACCTGTAGCTTTAACAGACTTTCCCACACTATTCACAAAATGCCTATTTGAATCCCCCTCCTGATAATGATAACACATACTCCCCTCAGCAAGATAGTACCCAAGCAACCTAGCTAACATAGGATCTACATATGTTTCATCCCCAAATACAGGAACTGGACAATAAAACAGTGTAGACTTATCCAAATCTTCAATAGACATCCACTGCATTTGACCACTCACATCATCAATCACCTGATCCCTACGACTATGACCAGATGCATATTTCCTATCAAATATGGCCTGTCTTCCTCTTTGATAATAAATATGATTCAATTCCAACTCTTTCCCACAACCACACAAGCACTGTCGATTCCTATCTCTCACATAAAACTCATGATTTCCAGTAACCGAAAACGAACCACCAAAACCCTCCACACTCATCTCATATAAATCATCAGCAAGATGCCACATTGTTTCAATAACCGGAATCACCTTTCCAGTGTGTGTCACCACCAAATCACCAACTTGAACATCTCGAATTGACTTATATGTGCCATCCCCCATCAAAACCATTGCTCGCTCATCAAAACAATGGGCTCCGTATTGTTTTGGATTTCTGATCCTTGGAGCACGATCTTCTTTATCCCCATACTTCGCATCGTACTTCGGCTTGCTTAAGATGTAATCCCCACCATAATACGTCTGTGCGGGACATCCACAATCCATCTGAAGATCGGCTCTCTTCATGAATTCTCTAGAGAGCTTATTCAGGTTGACCTTTGTTCGATCCTTATTCCACAGGCGACGATCCGCTACCAACTTCCGCAGTAGGGGCTCTACATTTTTGAATTTCACCACAGCATCATACCATACATCAGTCTTGGTCCCACTGTGGATCTTCCAATGCCATGTGTCCTGATCCGTCTTCTTCAATCTCAACCCGCCCTTATCCTGGACAGCCTTGACCCTATCTTGAAACTGAGGAAAGAGCTTCCCAATAGACTTCTGCTTGCGTCTAATCTGAGACGCCGTAGCCTCATCGACCTCCTCTTCTTGAGACTCATGGAACTGAGCAGCCAAGCTTTGCTTCCTAACTTTCTCTCCCTTAAGCACGGCCTGAACATCATTGGCAGATGAGATAGAGATTTCACCGCCCTCATGATCCAAAAGGACGCTTTTACTGCCATGTTCCCCAGCCAAGCTCACCAATGCCCAAACTTGCTCCTCTGTGGGCTCCGTCACGAAATCCACCAACAACACACCATCAGGCTCAGAAGCCACACGTATGGCCCCACTTTCCCTGAAAGTATGCCAACCATTGAATCCACCAATAACATCCCCATGA